CCGCACAGACCGAAGTCGAGACGCTGGCTGTCGTCCTAGCCCAGCCGCACAGAAGGGGCGTCAGCGACCCGCGTAGCGAGCGGGCGGGTACAGCCCTAGGGCGATATTGCAGCGGACTGGGAACGCCGCTATGGCTCGCGGGCAACCTCTGGCACGAAATGACCCGAGCCTATCAGCAATCCCTCGATCTCAACGTTCCCGATAGAGGCCCCGGAACCGGCGAAGGCAAAACCGAAGATCAAATCGCCGCCGCAAACGCACTCGCCATCCAACGCCGAAAAGACGCCGAACACGCATTAAATTCCAGAATTGCAATCGGAATTATGGATCGCCTAACCATTGAAGATCGCGACCCTGCATCATCCGAACGCGACCTCGCGCTGAAATCCCTCTACAAGCTCGCTAATCATTTCAAAACGACGCCTCGAAGGACAATTGACAATGACTGAAAAATTTGTGAAAAACAGGCTTACCATGACAGCCGAATTGCGCCTATCATGACGCGCGATCAAGTCCTTTCCGCCATTCGAGGCGGCGCAACAACTTCCGCAGAAATCAGCGTAATCGTAAATCAGCCGTATAAATTAGTTTGTTTAATGTTGTATAAAATGAAAAAATCAGGCGTAGTCGTATCAACCGAACATCCAACATTAGTAAATATAGCCGGTAAGAAAAAACTTGTATGGCATATCGTCGAAGGCTTTGAGCCTCGAATTAAATATTCCGAAGCGGCTCTAAAAGCTTATTCCGAAAGATGTATTGCAAGACGGAACAATCCTGAACTTGAAGGACAGCGTAAAAGTGCTTGGTACGCAAGTATGCACGCAAGATCGATTGAAATCCCAAACTGGGTGTTGCCATCTCATCGCCGAACTTATCGCGAAATAGCCCGCGTTCTCGACGAAGAAACAGCCGCAGAATGGGCGCGTAAGGCTAAACGTATCGCAGGCGGTCATGTTAGACCTATCGAGGGAAAAACAAATGAACCTGATGCTATCAACTCCAGCGCGTGATTATCGCGCAAGCTACGAACTTCTCGCGCAAACTGTCGAAGCTCTGCATGCGGAGATTAAATCTTTGAGAGAGGAAAATGATAGATTGCGTGGAGATAATATCGTGGTTTCCATGTCGGATACTCTCGCGTGCGCTATGTCGCACAATGATGACCGTCTTTCTTTTCCGTTCGATCCGTGAGTAAATCTTATGACCGGACAGTTTGGATATTTTGTCGCGCCGGCTTGTAGGCCAAATCCAACGTACAAGCCGCATTATTTCAGAGCATATGGCTTCTGGTGGCGCGTTGCGCATAAATATGCAGTTCCGCAAGCGATTGTAGGCGACCCGTGGAACCATGCCGCGTAAATCTGATTACACAGACATAATTGCAGACGAAATATGTGATCGGATTGCGAACGGCGAAAGCCTACGATCAATCTGCAAAGACGAGTTTATGCCGAGCGTTTCCGCTGTCATGCGATGGCTCGGAAATCCAGCAAACCACAATTTCCGTGAGCAGTATGCACGCGCGCGGGAAGCCCAAGCTGACGCCATCTTTGATGAAATGCTTGATATATCGGACAATGCCATAAACGATTGGATGGAGCGAGAGGGCAAAGGCGCGGTCGGATATGAGGAAAACGGCGAGGCGATCAGGCGCACGCAAATCCGATTGGATGCCCGCAAATGGGTTCTGGGCCGCATGTCTCCTAAGAAATATGGCGACAAAACCACGGTTGAAAGCACGTCCACGGTCAAGGTGGAACATACGCGCAAGCTTGACATTTCTACGTTGACGGACGAACAGCTTGATGCGTTGGAGGGAGCGTTGCGTGAGACTGTGGCGCAGTTGGGCGGCCCTGTGATCGAGCACGAGGAATGATATATGATATCCTAACGCTAATCGGCGTTGTGGCAATTCTAATTCGACAGGAGAAACTAATGGCTACTGCATCCGATATCGCTGCCGCCGTCGCGGCCGAAGATACCAAAATCGACGCGCTGATCGCAATTGTCCAGGGCATTCCGGCGACGCTCGCGGCGTTGCAGGCTCAGGTTGCGGCGGCTCAGGCTGCGGCTCAAGCTGCTGGCGCTGATCCGACCGCGCTCGATGCGATCAAGGCGACCATCCAGGCCGAAGGCGCGAAGGTGGATGCGGAGATCGCGGCTTTGACGCCCGCGCCTGCTGCGCCTAATCCGTGAACTACCTATGAGTGACGTAGACCCGTATTTTTGTTCGCGAGATCATGATGCTGGTCCTGGCGCTTGGTGCGTTCGTGGCCCTAACGGTTTCAAAATGACCGTTGATGGTCTGAAAAAAGAACAGGCTTTTATCATCGGGAAGATTTTGTCGAGCAAATCGAAACGCTTTCGATTTCGTATGCCGACTGGCGCAATATCTGGGAGCGTCGGATGAGTATTCGCGCCGTTTCCGTGAACTATCTCGCCTTAGCGATTGCCGTCTCGTTCGCGACGCCGGCAATCGCAAACACGCACGGCCTCGGTAGCGCGGTTGCTGGCAGGCCGATGATCTTTCGACTGCGGTCTGTCTTGAGGGAGGCAGAGAAATGAGTAAAGAGATTCGTGATATGCTCCTGAGGCATATGACTGGCGAATATGTATTGACCGGCTGGGATATGTACGGAAAGCCTACGCAAGAGGTGATTACAATGTCGGCAGTCGGTCCTGGTTTCATGGTGGGCGGCGATAAAACGGCAGAGGAAGTTCGTCGCAATGCGGTCGTGGTCTATGGCGAAGGCAATACGTTTGAAACTGCCGAGCCATCTGGCCCTGATAGCTTTGAGCCAAAGCATGATCCGTTCGATCCGAAGAATTGGGGAGTGTGATGAAATCCGCCCTTCTCTCCCGCGTATCTCTAGCCGCATTAGCTACCGCCTTGCATCACATTCTGGGGCCTGTTAGATTTGCGCCGACTTCCACCTGACACTCGCTTAGACTGGCGCGATCCAAACATGCCGCTTTACGATAGCGTTGCGAAGCGCATGGTTAGCCATAAATGGGTTCAATCCTATTGCGCTAAAAAGTTTATGCCAGATGGCACGGTTCATCCGGCTAAGGAATCGTATTGGCGAAACGATCCGACATACAATCTCAGGGTTAAGACTAAACGAAATGCGGCTGTGAAGCTTGTCCAAGATTGAACTTCCGTTCGGCGTCAATCCAACCCGAATGCTATTCGACCTAGAACGCGACCGATGCGAAAGATCGCTCGTCTACTTCATCAAACGCGCATGGCACGTCCTAGAACCGTCCGCGCCTTATGTCCACAACTGGCATTTGGACATGATCGCCGAACACCTGGAGGCGATTGACGAAGGCGTAGAAGTCAACGGGAGGCCATATAACCGCCTGCTAATCAATCTGCCGCCAGGCGGTATGAAAAGCCTCCTGCTCAACGTGTTCTTTCCGGCCTGGGTTTGGGGGCCGCGAAACAAGCCGCACATGCGTTTTCTTTGCGCGGCTCATAAGATTGAAAATCTTTCCGCTCGCGACGCCTACAAAATGCGGACGCTGGTTACGTCGGATTGGTTTCAAGCTCGTTGGGGCGATAAGGTCAAGATCAGTCAGGATCAACGCGGCAAGCTGAACTTTGCCAACGAGGCGACGGGCTTTCGCATTGCAACCGCCATTGGCTCGCTGACAGGCATTCGAGCCGATTACGTGATGATTGACGATCCTCATTCGGTCGAGAGCGCCACGTCAGAAGTTTCGATGCAATCGGAAGTGAACAACTTTCTTGAAGCCATCCCGACGCGCCTTAACGATCCGATAAAAAGCGTGATTATTTGCATTATGCAGCGCCTTCACGAAGGAGACATATCTGGCGTCATCCTAGACGAGTTAAACAAAAAGACGCCCGGCCTTTGGGATCATGTGATGTTGCCGATGCGGTTCGATCCGCGCCGAGCTGGCCCGACGCTGTTGGGAACGTGCGATCCGCGCGAGGTCGAGGGCGAATTGTTTTTCCCAGAGCGGTTTCCGCTCGACGTAGTAAATCGTGATGAGGCTTCGCTAGGACCATATGGTGCAGCCGCGCAGTTCGCCCAAGAGCCTGCGCCTCGCGGTGGCGGCGTCATCAAGGACGAATGGTGGCAGCTTTGGACAGAGGACAAATATCCGCCGCTGGATTTTGTCTGCGCCTCGCTCGATACCGCCTACACGACCAAGCAGGAAAACGACTTTAGCGCGATGACGATTTGGGGCGTGTTTTCGTCTGAGCGGACAGCGGTTGCGACGCAAGCCTCAAGTCGATATGGTAGATTGAGTGAGCTTGAGCCGCGCGAGTATGGCGAGAAAACCCCGCAAGTTATCATGCTCTACGCATGGCAAAAGAGGCTTGAGTTCCCTGATTTGGTTTTGCAAGTCTCGAAAGACTGCAAGCGGTTTGCGGTCGATTTGCTACTCGTCGAAAGCAAGGCGGCGGGGATAAGTCTTGCGCAAGAGCTTCGCCGAGCGGTCGGACACGAAAAATTTGGCGTGCAGTTGATCGATCCGAAGGGCGGCGACAAGCTGTCTCGGCTGTATAGTGTGCAGCATATCTTCGCCGATGGCACGGTTCATGCGCCGGATAAAGAATGGGCTGAGATGGTGATTAGTCAGGTTCGGACCTTTCCAAAGGGAAAGCATGACGATCTTGTCGATACGTGTTCACAGGCGCTTAGGTTTCTTCGCGATGCGGGTTTGCTTACGAGAGCGCCAGAGCGTCTTGCGGAGATTGGCGAGAGTATGAGACATATTGGGCGTTCTCCCCCTCCTTTGTATGCAGTATGAGGAAATGAGCAAGACTAGAGAAAGTCTTCAACTTGTTAT